CTGAGATCGCTTTAGCGTATTTTCCTTTTGCAAATGCCATAATTATCCACTTGGGTAGTAAGACTCCGGAGTTATATAAGTACTTGTAGAAGATCCATCTTCTGCCAAAGCTCTTTTTAGTTCGTCTTCGTATAATAATTTTAATTCTTGAACTCTTTGTGGTGCAAATTTTTGAGCTAAATAAAAAGCTAAACCTGAACACATACAAGGTACAAATCTATAAGGTACATCAGATGCATCAGTATATGTTGCATCTAAATCCTGAATTCTTTTTACATAATAAATATGCATGTCTTTCGAAGCTGCAGTAGAATTTGCAGTTGGATAAACAGTGATTGTAGTTTTATCTATAAATCTTTGAACCCAATATTGTGAAGGAGTTCCTTTAGATAATTTATTTGATAAAGCAGAATAAGTTGCTCTATCTATTTTTGTCATTGCAGAATCAGATTGAGCTGCATCAGTTCTATCCGTTCTATATGTTGCTTCAAGAACATCAGCTACACCATACACACTTGCCGGAGCAACTGTTGTAGAACTTGTTCCATCACCACTTGCTCTATAAAAAGTATACTCAGCTTGTCCTTCGATTAAGTCAATGTTAGTTTCGGCTACTTCCCAATAGTGCAAACCTCTATTGCCCCATTCTTGAAAAAGAATGTTAAGAGATCGTCTTGCTGTTTTTAATTGATAGCCTGAAGTTACTTGAGAACCAATTCTTTCATAAGCTTCTGCTATTATTTCATCAACAGCAAATGTTTTGTCGAACGTTACTGTTCCAGAAGTAGTATTAGCCATTTTCTACTCCTTAATATAGTTTCACAAATTCTGCTACAACCGTATACATGTTACCAGAATCGGCAGCTCCCGGCACTACAAAGTTAACATCACTTTGGTTACTGTTAGAAGATTTATCAACTGGTATTCCACCAAATTCTCTAAAATCCCAATAACCTGTTCCTGTTAAACCAAGAACTGGAATATCACCATCTGAATCTTCTTCATCTATACGTGCATAAGCGTCTCCGCCATCTCCACCTTGACAAGAAAACCAAATCCTTTGTAAGTTTAAATGAGCTACTGCAGTTCCGTCAGTTCTTGCATCCATTGCGGATACATCGCCGAAAACTGTAGTTGCACCGGTTCCGTCTGATTGATTTACTATTTTAATGACCACTCTTCTATCATTTTGTTGTAGAATAGTTGGTCCTGTTACTGTGTCTGCCATAATCCCTCCTTAATAAAGATTATTAGATGGGGCCGAAGCCCCATCATAAAGTTAGTTATTATTGATCTGCAAATGCAGGTGCATCTGCACCTTCTGTGTAGCCCCAAATTAACCAATTAGTACTATCTTTAGCCATAATGTTAATCTCCATAGCGCCAAAGTCTGTAAGAGTTAGTTTTGAGTTAGAGTTTCCATCAGAATAAATAGTTACGTTATCAGCATTTGAATCTGCATGAACGACACCACCAATGAAATAATTAGCATTAGCACCTGTATCAAAGATAACGTTTTCTGCTTCTTCTGCAGCGCCACCATAAATAAATTTAAAGTGTGAACCAGCAACAGGTGATGGTAATGTGATCGTTCTATTTGCTGTGATCGCTGGAACTACAATTAGTCTTCCACTATGTGTAGCATTAGTAAGAGTTGTATCTTCATCTCCTAGTGTGACAGGGCCATCACCTAAAGTGATGACTTCAGTAATCGTTCCAGTAGATGCCGCTTTACTGACTGTCTTAAATGTATCTTCAGATCTTACTGGACCTGAAAAAGTTGTTTTTGCCATAATTATCCTCCTAGTTTTTGAACATAGTCTCTAGGCCGTCGACTATACTCGTCTATGTTCTTATTAATTAATTGTATAGTAATTAATCTATAGCCCTTTTTTGAATAGAGCGCAAGAGATTCTGTAGTGAAAAGTATGTTTTCGAGATGTAGCTTTTGTTAAGTAGCTACTGAAACTTCAGGACGTACTTCAGCAACTTTATTTCTAATTTCTTGCTGACGAGCTTCTTCTAACTTGATTTGAGTGATGATTTCTCTAATTTTATCATCAATTCGAACCATTTCGAGAGTATATCTACCCTGATTAAGATGCTCTTGCTCCCAACTTAATTCCAAGGACTTCTTCTGTTTGTATAGGTCCTCGATCATGATTAACCTCCTCATAGGTAATCCACTTACCAGTCTTGCTGGTAAATCCATTTTTTTCGAACTTTACCTCATCTTTTCCCAGCTTGTCAAGGATAGAATTCTCGATATCTTGAGGAGTGTCTTTACACTGAACAGTAAAGTCAGCGGAATAGCCACAGTATCGGATTTGAATTCTAAAGGTTTTCATAAGTCTAATTTCGTACTTTATACTTGAAATGAGGCGGAATTGTGTCCCGCCTCATCTCTTAATTTATTTATTACGCACCTGGTGATCCGAAGATACCTCTAGGGTCAGACCAGCCGAAGCTGTATCTTTCTCTAGCTTTGTATCTAACGTTGCCAGTTTCAAAATCGCCTTCCATAGCAGTTTTGATTGGTGCTCTAACAAAATGTTTTAGTCCATTAGGTACATCTGTTTTAATGAACCAAGCATCAGAGTCAGTTAAGTAGTGATTAACTACATAACCTTGAGGAATCATCCCCATATTCTTTGCTGCGTTGATGTCATTGTCAGCTGTTCCTGTTCTACCTGGAGATTTTAGTAATCTCTCTGCAGTAAATTGCAAGTCATTAGGAACTATCATTTTAGTACCTTTTGCTGCAATTTTAAGACCTCTTTCGTCCTTCATTACACCAATATCTACCAGTGCTTGTTCTAATGAAGTTTCGTTCAAGTCAGCAGCTGTTGAAAGCTCGTTCTTGAAAGTCCCTGCAACGATTACGTGAGCTGTAGAACAAAGTTCTAAGCCGTCTCCGCCAGTGTATGAACTGTTAAACGCTCTGTTAAGAACATTTGCGCCTTTTACTTGTTTAGCGTTAGCCATAGATCTAGCTAGGGCTTTTGTATAACGAGACGCTAGTCTGTCATACAAGTTATCTTCAATCGCTTCTTCAGTGATTGAGAATGCTAAAGCAAGTGTTTCATGCGTGTAACGAGCCGTGAAAGTTTCTTGTGCTGCGTCGTAGTTAACACTTTGACCTTCAGGTTTTACTTGCGCATTTCCGAATCCAGATAACATAACTTCTTCTTCAAAAGCTCTGTCTGAATTTTCTGAATCGAAAATTTCTGCATGTTCGTTCGCATAGTTTTTGTATTCCAAGCCGAATAGTGCATTCAAACCTGGTTCTAGTTCTTTGACTAGTTGTGATCGTGATATTGCCATAGTTTTATGCTCCTATTATACGCCTGTTGTTAGTTTAAAGATATGAAGACCAGTGTTGAAAACGCAATAAGCGTTAGCGTTAGCTGCACTCGTATCGCTGTTATCAGGATCTGTTGAGATTCCGATTTGTTTGAAGTTACCACCAGTTCCAGAATCAGACGTGTCTAATTCAGAAGTTGATTGCCCCGATGTAGTACTTCCTGCAACACCTACGAAATCCATTGCTGAATTGTTCATAGCTGCTGTTCCTGTACCATCGTGTTGTGCTTCATATACGATATTTGGATCTGCATATACGGATGCTTTAAGATCAGAAGCATTTGTGCTTGCTGGATAATAAGCGCTCCAAGTTGGTTTGCTAGTTGTTGGATCTGTGTAAAACACGCCTCCGAAAACACCTGCTACTTGTGTGTCCTCAGCTGCGGCTGCTTCAATCCCACCAGCTGCAACGGCTTCAACTACTTGACCAGTGTAAAGTGCTGTATTGTAGTTAGCTGCAATTGCATATTCTTCAGTTCTGATTTGTCCACCAACAAGTGATCTTGTAGGTCTGAAACCAAAAGCTGCGTCTTGATTTGCCATATATTTTCTCCTTTGTAAACTGCTATCCGCAGTTTACGGTTTAATTTAATTCGTTGGATTAGGAATCGTTAAAAAATTAACTTTTCTTAGTTCCACCGAAGGTTACACGGGACTGCCTCTCAGCATTGATTGGCATTCCTGGGTGCTGTTCCTTCATAAGGTCCCGTTCAATCGCTGTGTCTGCGTCTTGAGTCATACTATTAAAATATGCCTCGCGCGATTTAACAACCTCTACCGGTATCCTTGCCAGCAAAAGGCCACCAACTCCGATTACCCCTTTGTATTTACCGTCTTGGACGGTCGGATATTCAGATCCCGGATATTCATCAGCTCTTACAAGCTCGTATCCTGATCTAATTTTACCGGACATGTTTTTCGTATCATCGAATCCCATTGTCTCGGCCCTAATCCACCTATGGTGATAACCATCAGGCGCAGGGGGTGCATCTAAAGATGACGGTGGAGTCCAAGTAGTTTTTTTAGCTGTTTTAGCTCTACTTTGGCTCGCACGGGAAGTTTTTATTTTATCTATACTCATATGCTTTTTACCTCCTTCGTGAGTTTTAATTGTTTCGCATATTCTTCAAGTGGCACACCTAATTTTTTAGCGATTGCTACCTGAGACGATGTGAGTCTCACAGTTTTGCGACCAGTATTTGAACTTCGCTTCGCTGAAGCTACTATTTGTTCTGGTTTAGTCGATTCCTGTGTATTAGTATTAGCAAATTTATGCGGGAAGTCAAGTCTCATTCGCTTGTCTATTTCAGCATAATATTCGTCCGAATTCGGATCGAATCCTTCTTGCTCGGTTAGTTTCTTGTGATAATCAAAAGCCGTATAGGTCATAGCCGAATCTTTTCCGAACCAATCGTTCTTATCCGCCCATGCTTCAGCTTTTGGATCTGGTTTTTGAGGCGCGACTGCTTGGTCTAAAGAAGGCGTTTTAACTACTTGTTCCTTCTCTTGAGACTGTCGATCCTTCAAAGCGTTAAGTCTAGCTTCTTCGACACCAAGTTGAGCAATTGTTTTTTGTGCATCAACTTCAGCATTAATATCACCTGCTTCTCGAGCAGTATGAAGTTTAGCCTTTGCCGCATCGATTCCAGCTATAACTTTATTTTCAAGAGCTTTTACATAATTTGGCTCTAATTTTGAAAATCTAGTTTTT